CGCTTTTGTCTCTTGCTACGCCAGCTGCGGCTACTTTCGCAGCATTAAACTCATCAGATGACTTCATACCCGCTACTATTGCTGCACGGACTTTTGCTTGTTGTGGTGTATTTTGTGCAGAGCCCTCCGCCATACCTTGCTTTTTAATTGGAAACACGTGCTTCTTCCATTCACCATAATTCATTGCGCCTGTTTTGGCATCTTTGAAATACACTGTAGTAGTGTCACCTTGTGTTCCTATCTTTTTGACTCGACCCATGGCGCCACTATGTTTATGTTTAACTACATCACCAATATTGGGTCGATCTTGATCAAAAAATCCACCCTCGGCCACACCTTGCTGTTCTTTTCGCCATAACTCGGTAGTAATTCCTTTAGCAAGATTATAATCACCTCTTGTGGGATTACTATAATCTCCAGGTTTAGTGTAAACTAATTCACCACGCCTAGTAAACTCAATACCATTAGGTGTAAATTTAACATAAAATTTATTTGAAACAAACTCTTTAGATGGTGCAGGATCAGTTCGTTTGTCGCCCATACTCTCCGCTACACCTTCACGTGCTTCTGCTTTGCTCATGTGGTATTTCTGTTGGAATTCTGAGTCTGACAGTTCTTTAAGATCCATCATGAGATCTTTAACTTTGCCTTCACTTACACCTTTCTTCTTAGGTTTAGCAAATGCACCCATGCGAGTCTTGGCCTTGTTCATTAGATCACGCACTTCGTTATCACTAATTTCTGGACTCATAGCATCACGCCATACACTAAATTGTTCTTCGTCACTTTTGTTAGGATCATTTAACACTTGACGCATCGGAGTAGCACGAGGTCCTTCTTCGCCTGCACTAGGATCGCTAGTTTCCTGACGACTAATTACATCTAAATTATCAAATTCAAATGCTACATTGCCTGCTTTGTCCGGGTGTCCGTTGTATTTTTTTAAATACTGAAATGCTTTAACTTGATCAGCACCTACAACAACTATACAATTCTTGTAGCCCTGTTTGTTTAAGTTTGCCAACACACGAGTTAAATCTGGAATTTCGTCGCTGGCCGCCTGAAAAATATGTCCTTGTTCTGGAAATACTTTTTTGTAGATCGCAAGTTTTTCTTCCGGAGTAATAGGATCATCTTTGCCTACTGTGCGACTAACAACAAAGTAAGGATCTCCTCCCGCTTCTTTTGCCTTGGTAATAACACTGCTGGCCAACATCATGTGTCCTTTGTGTCCCATGCCACGACCCCAACCTACTACGGCTGTGTTGCCTTTACCTGTTCTTGTAACTGCTTCGAATAATTGGTTTAATAACATTAGTCTTTCCTTGGTGCCCAGTTGCCTTGATCAATTGCTTTAACAAATTGTCCTGGCAAGTCTCTTTTAAATTTACCGCCTGGATGTGCTTGTACATATCCTTCTGGTTTTGTTTGTTTAATTCCGCTGTGTGTTCCTGCACTTAACTTATTGATAATATCCATCTTGGCCTTTGTCAATAATTCTACTGCGGTCAATACTGCATCTAATCCGGGATCTGCTAGTACTTTACCAGATTGCCCTGCACTTAGATTTTGTGCAGCCCAGTCTTTGAATTTTTCTTTAACTCCTGCCAGCCTTAAATTTTGATTATAAAATTTGTAAAGAATATCGCCCGGTTTGCTCAATCCTGGCTTAGGTGCTAAGAATCCATCAATCAGTCCTGCATTTTTATCGATATATGCTTCTGCTTGATCTAGCAATTTGCTATCTACATCTGGTGCTTGTTCAACATATGTTGTACCTTGTACAATAACATCTTTTGTTGAAAGTTTTTCAGCATTGGGAAATCTTGTTTCATCACTGCTACCTAACTTGGCAAAGTATCCAGTGACTGCAACCATTACATCTGCTCCTGCAATTCTTTGTCCCAAATCGCTAGTTGCGGGAATATGAAAACTGGTAATGTTAGGAGTAAAATCATAGTCGCCAGTTTCGGGATTTAGTTTGGCAGGTTTTTCTGGACTAAAAAGAATACCGCCTTCTACATAACCTCTTGGAGGACTTGCCTGTTCAAAGTAATTCCACAACTGGGCCATGCTATTTGCATATGCTTGACGCATTTTTTCTTTACCCGGTTCTACTTTACCTGTACCTGCAATAAAGTTTTTTAAATCTTCCGGGCTGTACATAACAGTAGGAACACCGTTGTCTAGTTCAGTTTTGCCACGCTTTAGATATTCCCAGGCATTTTTAGGAATCATACTAAATCGACCCTGCTCATCCTTGCCCCAATAAACAACAGGACTACCATCCCACTTTAATTCAATAGTACCGCCCTGTGAAGACATACTGCGCAAGCGCTCGACAGCATGCACTCCACCGTTACTACCATTGGTAAACACTAAGTCTTCAATATGCTGATACTTGCGTCCTACTGTAGGAACGGAGGCTTCGACTAAAATTTCAGTTATCTTCATGCTACACGATCCAATAAAGTTCTAAACCAGTCTCTAGTTCCTTCAGTAGGAAAATACTTGTCTTTAATTGTTTGATACTTGTCAGGATATTGTTTTAGTGCTACTAATACTCGTTGTGGATTGCCCATGTCAGCAGCAGTTGCAGTAGGACCGATGATGATTTTTGCAATCTCATCTTTGTTATTAGTGACAAGTTCTTTAGTTGCCCTGTCAACAAGACCTTTGTAAGGACTCATCATAACACTTTTGTGTCCTTCTACAGAACTCATATTGGCAAGATCTGCCCACATACCGTGCAATGTTCCGCCCTTCATGCCAGAATCAGTATAATCATGTGTATGCAAAGGTTGTGCAGCCGCAGCATTATCTACAGCCATTAAGTCTACTTGAACTAATTTGTCAGTATCTCCAATGGGCACACCCACATGTACACTAACTCCAGTACGGGCAGCAAATAGTCCTTTTTCTTTAAAAAAATCTTCTAGTGCTTTACGGCTTAGTTTTAGTTCTTTAGCAGGGAATGCAGTCATTAGTTCTTTTGCATCAATTAATGCGTCAATATCGCTGCTTACTTCTTTATGACCCGCTGAACCAATAGGGTAAAGGTTAATGCCTTTAGGCAAAAACTTTTTCAAGTTTGCCATTACTAATGGAAAATCCATTTTGCGCATTTCAACTGCACCAGGAACAACATTGCCGCCTTCGTTTAATAACATATTATTTTCCTAGATTGTAGATACCCTTGAGAATATCACCTTGGTAATGCTCCGCTAACTTATTGCATAATTCTTTACGCATTTCTATTGTAAAAATCTTTTTAGGATCTTCCTTCATTTTGTTTTCTTTGTAAAATTTAAGACATCCTTTATTTGCCATAGGCATCCAAAGGTCGGATTTTTGCTCTTTTGTTGCTGTTCTTGCCATTTGCTCGGCAACAGGTAGAAAATCCTCTTTGTGTAGATCGTCGTTATTGATGATGTATTCAAAAATTTCAGAAACTAGATCAGCCTCTTTCATTTCAGCATCTTTGTTGTGCTTATCGTTACTTGTTTTAAAGTTATACGAGCCAAAAAATTCATTCAAAAGCATAATATTTCCTTATACTGCGTTAAGGAGCCAGCATAAAATACTCCAATTATAGAGTATTTAGCAGACATAACTGCTTAATAATTATACTTGATGCTAGTTAATGCACCTTGATCTACTTGTACTTGCGATCTAATCCAAGTAAATTGACCAGTAAAATTAAGATACCTTGTACGAGTATCTGGCGTAGCAGGGTTTAGATCTATTATCAATGATGGAATATATCCGGTACTTGTGGTAGTGTACTCAAATTTCCCGTCAACAACATCAAACCAATCAGATTCTGTTGGAGCAGTTGCTAATGATGCTTGAATTGTAGCAGTTCCTAAGAAATTAGGGCTAGTATTTACAGTAAGAGAGTGTAATCCGTTAGTCGTTCCGTAATAACCTGCACCTTGGTCAGGGAAACTAGTTACATATTGTGTAGTAGTAGTTTGTACACTATACCAAATAGGATATGCTACTGCTACGCTAGTACCGGTAGATGTAAGTCCGGTCTCAACTTGAAATTTTAAACTCTTACTTAGTGATGGCATAATATTACTATAAACTAGTATTTATATTATCTTGTTCTACATATTCATATACTCTTTTAATATCTGTAGATATCAATCTCATAAAAACTAGATGTTTTGCATCTACTAGATACAGGAACGGCTCTTGTTGATACGATAATCGACCTTCTAACCACTTTTTTGTAGTAGGACTAATTTTAATATCTTCAGGATTTAATTTTAAAATATAACTGTGTAATTTTTCTTTAGTAGCAGGATTTTTAATCCAATCTTTAAATACAACTTTAAATTTAAATTTTTCGTATGGTAGTTTGTTGCATATTATTTTGTATTTGTTTTCCAGTATAAATTTAAGTTCTTCTTCTGAATCCGGACCGACTGTTTCTACAACCCAAGGATACAGTGCCTGTTCAATTTGATTTTTAAGATCTAAATCTTTACAAAATAAATTAAAAGAACTTCCTTCTACTCTAATTTGTACATCTTCTTTCATTTCCATAAAAGGTTCAACAGCATCGACAAACTTTGCTACATCGACTTTATCAATTGAAATTTTAAAATTAGTGCGATTGTTCCAGCTGTACCTTAATGAGTCTTCAAAAAATAGTTCGTAATCTAATGCTGTCCACAATCTAATACGAGTGGCACCATAGTACTTAATCTGACTTGCTCCTTGTATTTTACAACAAATTTTATAAGCCCATTTGTTGTAAAATAGTTTATTAATTTTCTGCTTGTTCTGTTTCATCTTTTTCTTCTACTACTGGAAGTATTTCAGGATAGGTAAGAACAATACTGTTATTGACTACTGTTACAGAAACAATTCCGCCATTAACTAACCGTCCAAATAAGATTTCTTTACTTAATGGTTTCTTAATCTTTTCGTCAATTGTACGTTGCAACGGACGAGCACCCATTTTGCGATTAAACCCTTTCTTGATCAAAAACTCTGCTGTTTCTACATCAAGTTTAACTGCAACATTTTTATCTTTCAACAATGAATTGAGTTCGTCAATAAACTTTTTAACAATTTTGGCCATAGTAACATGATCTAACTTGCCGAATTTGATAATACCATCTAACCGATTACGGAACTCTGGTTTAAAGAAATTATTAATAGCACCATCAGTTTCGTCGCCACGCTCTAAATTGCCGAAACCTACTGCATTACGTTCGTTGTCTGACGATCCTAAATTGCTTGTTAGCATTAAGATAGCATTGCGACCGTCTGCTATTTTACCATTACTACCAGTTACATGACCATTGTCCATTAATTGCAACAAAATGTTAGCAACATCAGGGTGTGCTTTTTCTATCTCGTCAAACAGCAGAATAGCATTTGGATGTTCTTGCAGTTTTGTAATCAGCAGTCCGGAATTGTCGTCGTAACCTACATATCCAGGAGGAGCACCAATAAGTTTAGCAACAGTATGCTTTTCCTGATACTCGCTCATGTCAAATCTTACAAGTTCGACTCCCATACTTTCCGCTAACACCTTTGCAGTTTCAGTTTTACCAACACCAGTCGGACCTGTAAGTAAGAAACTGCCTACTGGTTTATTAAGACTCTTCAATCCTGCTTGTGCAATAAAAATTTTATCTAACAAAATGTCAATGGCTTTTTCTTGACCAAAGACCTTGCTGCGCATATTTTTATCAAGATCTTTAAGGTTTTTGTTTTCTTTCTGTGCAATTTGATCTAAAGGCAATCCAGTTAATTTACTAACTTCGAACACAATCTCGTCATGATCAACAATGCCCTCTTCTTGATCACGTACTTTAAAACGAGCACACGCACAATCAATCAAATCAATTGCCTTGTCAGGTAACTTCTTATCAGTCATATACTTAATAGAATATTTTACACTATCAATAACTGCTTGATTGGTAATCTTAACACCATGATGTTGTTCGTAGTACTTTTTAAGACCTTTGATGATCTTAATAGCAGTTAATTCGTTCGGCTCATTTACGACTACACGCTGGAATCGACGCATTAAAGCACGATCTTTTTCAAAGTGTTTACGGAATTCTTCCCAGGTAGTAGAAGCAATAACTTTAAGTATACCTTTGCCCAATGCTGGTTTCAACATATTGGCCATATCATTGCTGCCACTACCTGCTGACCCTGCACCGTTCATCATATGTGCTTCGTCAATAAACAAAATAGCATTCTTTTTCTTTTCTAGGGCAGATATTACACCTTTTAGGCGTTCTTCAAAATCACCACGATACTTAGATCCAGCAAGCATTCCAGTAATATCTAAACTGTAAACAACATGATCTTGAATAAATTTAGGAACTTTGCCTTCTACAATTTTACGTGCAAGGCCTTCTGCAATTGCTGTCTTACCTACACCAGGATCACCGATTAAAATAACATTTGATTTTTGTCGCCGGGCAAGGGCAAGTTGTATTTCTTCAATTTCTTTGTCACGCCCAATTACAGGGTCAATTCTTTTTTGCTTTACTCGATTTGTAATGTTTGTACAAAATTGAACTATTATGCGTTCAGTTTGACCGGACACAGCACTTTCAACACCATCTTCTGCATCTTCGATATTTTGCAAAAATTCAAGGAACTTATCTTTATCAATTTTTGCCTTGCGCATGAAGTAATGCGCAAAACTTTTCTTTTCACTAAAGATACTTATAAAACAGTCCAACGGTTCAATTACGCTGCGACCGCTAAACAGCGTTTGAGTAAACGCACGATTAAGCATTCGTTCAACTGTATTTGTTTTTTTAGGAATACAGTTGGCTTTGGTACTTTTAATATTATCTAATTCTTGATCGATATATCTTTCTAAATTCTTTTTGAGTTGATTAACTTCTGACCCAAATTCTTTAAGCAAACTATTGAATTTTTCGTCTAACACTAGACTATAAAGAAAATGTTCTAATGTAATATATTCGTGTTTATGTTGAGCAGCAATATTTACTGCCTGTTCAAAAATTTTCCCTAAGTCGTCATTTGGTTCGATCATTATTTGTATTTCCTTTTTGATTTACTTTTTTTAATTGCTAGTGCCCATTTAAGTTGGCTAACTCTATCTTGAAACGTTATACCTTCTAAGTGATCGTATTCGTGTAAAAAACATTTACAATCATACCCTCTAAATTCTGCAGTTTCAGTTTCACCTTTTGAGTTTTGATATTCTACTTTAATCGAACTTGGACGTTTAATTTTAACATATATTCCTGGAAAACTCAAACATCCTTCCTCCAAATCATGCATATCTGTTGTATTTGCAACAATTTTAGGATTGAAGTATGCTTTTGCCATTAAGAAATTACGTTTATCTCCCATAACAAACATTCGAGTTTTAACACCGACTTGATTAGCGGATAGCCCTAATGCATCATTGGCAAACATAATTTCTAGCATTTGCCTTTCTAGTTCTCTCGGGTCTATTACGGGATTTTCAAAATCGAACGCAGGCATACATTCTTTTAATATAGGGTCTGGATTAGTTATAACTTTTAACATATTGATATTTAAGATAAAAATGATTTAATGGTATTTTTTTGATATTCAGTTAGTCCGTTTGGAATTTTAACTTTAACATTAATTAAATGATTGCCTCTCGAATGAGAATTTATAATAACCATTCCGTATCCTTGTAGTCTCATTGTAGTATTTGGTTGTGTGCCTTCTTTTATTTTAATAGTAACTACTCTATTATCTATAGTTCGGATATCCTTTTCGCATCCTAACATTGCTTCCCAAACGGATATTTCTAATTCTTCTGCAAGGTCTGCTCCTGATCGATTAAATCTAGCATGGGGAATAATATTGATAGCCAATAACGCATCTCCAGGCGGCAATTGTGGTACAGAGTGATCTCCTGCACCCGGCACCCTTAATGTATTGCCGCCTTCAACACCTGGCGGGATTCTTGCTTCGAAAGTTCTACGATGACCATTGAATATATTGTATTGTGCAACCACATCTTTTCCAAAAAATGCTTCTTCTAATGTAATATCTGTTGATAAATTTATGTTACGATTTTTTGGAGCGCCTCTTCTTGCTCCGAATAATGATCCTAGATCCGGACCAAATTGATGAAAAAACTGATCAAATGGACCGCCCCCTGATTGACTCCAATTACTTTGAGGTTGTCCAAACGGATTAGGATTGTCGTATTCAGATTTTTTAGCAGGGTCGCTTAACATTCTATATGCTTCTTCTACCTGCTGAAATTTAGCCGTGTCACCACCTTTGTCAGGATGGTGCTGACTAGCAAGTTTACGATATGCTCGTTTTATATCTTCTGGGGAGGCTGTTTTGGGCACTCCCAAAACATCATAGTAATTCATCTTACTATTTTAAAACAAAAAAAGGCAGATGTCAAGTCTGCCTTCTAATTAACAACTGAATATTATGCCAACATCATAATAGCGTTGACCCCTTCTACTAATGCAGTTTTAGTTTCTAGGTCGTCTGCTTCTGAATCTAAGGCATCTGTTCTAACAATATCTTCTAATAGTTCTTTGTATTCGTCGTTGCTAATTTGACCTGTTTGAAATTGATTTAATAAATCAATTGCTAGTTGTGCTCGTTCTTGTGCCCACGGTTTATCTGAAACCAGTAATGCTTGTAATTGTTCCATTTAATATCTCCCTAAAATTGCTGATGCGGCTCTTTCTGCCTGTAATTGTAATGTTCTTTTCTTTAAATTGCAGTATGCTTCACTACCTTCTTTTCCTGCAGATCGATTGATCCAATCTGTGGTAGTTGCTTTCATTGGAGCAATAATTTTTAAAACATCTTGCTGCCTAAAACCTTTGCTAGTACTGTATAACTCAAACCATTGAATATCTTTTTGAACTTCTGTTGCTTGTGATAGTTGAGGTTTTTTACAATCGATATTTTCTACAGTTTGTCTAATATTGATTATTCTGGCACTTTGATTGTCGTCCCAAAAACTGGGTATCCAACTAACTACTGTTGAACATCCTGTTAGACTCACAAATGATAAAATTAAAAATAAATGTTTCATTTTTTCGGAACTGTTGTGCCTTCAAACTTTTTGCGAATTTTAACTTTTGTACATTGTTGTTTTGGTTTATTAGTTTTAGGATCAATAACAGGTTTACCGTCTTTAGCCTGTATATCTAAACATACTAGTTTAACTTCTGGTGCTATTTTAACTTCTGGTACTTTTTTATCTTCAGCATAAGAATTTAACGCAACTGCACTGATAAAAAACGCTAGTAATAATTTTTTCATAATAATTTTTCTTCTTCTTGAATTGGCTTAGCAACAAATGCAGGTTTAGTTACCGGTGTTGCTCTAGGAACTAATACCGGTTCCTGAACAGTTGTTGACGTATTTTGAGTAAACAACATTTTTTCTTGTCCTCTACTCCATGCGGTTACCCCTAGTACCGCCCCCATAGCAATATGATAAAGCCCTGCACCTTGTAGTGTTAATGGTTGCCATTGACTGTATACTTGTCCATCTGCAACTGCTTGTATAATGCTCCATAGTATGGGAGCAATAACAAAATCAAAAATACAGGTGACCATGTAAGTCCACCCCATCATTGGACGCCATTTGTTATCCATCCAATCTTCTTTTTTAACGTTGGTCATTTTTGGTCCTTAGTAATCTTTGGTTCGTAGTATTCCTGATATTTTAACAATATTTCTCTATACTGTGCAATTAGGTTTCGCATTTCGCCTACTGTAATACTAAGTTGTTGATATCCATCGTCTGTTAACCCAAACACAACTGGATCAGACCCTGTTGCTTCTATCTGCATTAAAATTGCTTCAGCATTTTCTTTTGTAACTATTACCCATTTAATAGGTTTAATAGACAGCGGATCAGGTAACGCAATAGACAGCGGAGTTTTTTCAATAGGTTTAGAAATTATTTCGATAGGTTTTACTTCTTCTTTGCCAAAGAAGTCTAAACTTGCACAGCCGGTTAAATTAGTTAACAGCAGCAGGCTTGTAGTTAGGGTTAGCCAACGAAGGACATTCCTTGTTGATTTCACTTGGTAGTTTTGCATTTCTTTCTTTTTCAGTTAAAGTCGCACCGCTTGCAATTTCAACACACCGAAGTGCATTTACTGTCCCATTGTTAATTGCCCTAGCAATACTTTCTGGTTTTACTATTGCAATAGACCCTATGTCTCTTTTATTACCGTTTGCAGCAGTATTAAATCTGTCTTGTAAACTTGTCAAATCTTTTGTTTGTGCTTTGACTACTTCGTTTAGAGATTTATTAATTTCTTGAATTTTGGCCTGCTCTGCTTTTAGTTGATTAATTGCTTGAGTTTGTTGTTCCACTGCCGTAGACATATTACGAGTGTTCTCTTCACTTACTGCAAGGTCTGCTCGTAACCCGGTGACATACCAAAGTCCGCCAGCAACTATTAATACTATTACTAATGCAACTACGGCTTTAATAATTCCACCAATACCAAACATGTCTTTTATCCTAAAAGTTTTTGTAAAGTTGCTGGCCCTGCTATGCCATCTGCTACTAATCCATTTTCGGATTGCCATGCCATAAGCGCTTGCTCTGTTCCAGGACCAAATGCACCATCTGCGGACAACCCCAATTTTTCCTGTAATGCTTTTACAGTTGATCCTTTTGAGCCTTTTTTTACTGTCTCGTATACTCCAGACGGTTCTTCGTGTGCAATATGATCAACATAACCGCCAAAAATATGCAATGCATGTTCATAGTGCTTAATGCGATCTTCTAATCCAATATACCCGCCATTAATTTTACGAGTCATCTTCTTGATGTTACCTGCATCTGCTTCGTTATTAAGATTGTTTTGATCCCAGAACCAACAAGCACTTTGAACAGCACCTTCAAAAGTGCTAATGTATTCAGATGCTTCTTCTACTTCGATGCCTACACTGGCTGCAAATAAAGTATAATTATTCTTACCTGTTAATTGAATTAGACCTCGTCCGCAATAACGAAAACCATCACCGCTTGCTTCATCGCTATTGCCCATACGGTTGGCATAGATAAGATTAGCAATTGCTTCTTGTTTATTAGGTCTTGATGCATAATCTTCCGCCATTGAATCATTTGGAAAGTATTTAGGAAATACTTTCCTTAAACTAGCAGCACGATAATTTAAATTTTCTTTTAGAAATTTAAAGTTGCCACTTTCGTGTGCGCACTGTGCTAAAAAACTTGCTAGTCTTGTAGGAGTATCAATACCATACTCTGGGCATACTTGGCAAATTGCTTCGTGCCATTGACTTGCATAAGAATTGTTACCAATAATTTCTGTCAGGTTGTTAACTGTAAATTTAAAATCAAAACTCATATTTTCACCTTCTTATGATTTGTTGTGCTTGCTACCGCACTTTGGGCATTCTTCTTGTTCCATTACCATCTCTCCTTTGCAACAATAACTGCTTGGTTTCCATTACGAATCAAAAACTTGTTGTTAATTTTTGCAATTTCGTAATTGCCTAAATACTTTTCTAAATAAGTTACTTGACTTTGACTTGCTTCATCAAGTTGCAGGCCACCTGGTAAACTATCTTTTACTTCTGTGTAATTTCCCATTGCTAATAATTTCATATCAACATATCCTGAGAATGGTTTAGTAACAGTAATAACATCGTTTTCATCTAACTGAATAGACTCGAACGGTGTTTGATTGAAAAAACTTTCAACAGTAGCGGTCTTAACTTGTAAAATTTTTGAACTGTATGTTTCGGCACTTAACGGAACACATTCCATAATGTTATCTTCAGTTACTTCGCAACTTTTTAGATCTTTATGATATCTAAAACGCCAGTCGTCAATGTCACAAAGTTTTCCTACACCTTCTAAAATATTTTTAATATGTTTAGGTAATCTATCATTTCTTTCTAACTCTACAAACACCTGATATTTTCCATCACGCTCTTCACCTGCACTGATATCAGCATCAAGTACAAAAGTATAACCTTTTTCAATAAATTCCATAAGATCAGTTGCAGGCATTTTGTCATTAACTTTAAATGCTAATACAGCAATATTTTTATCTTCACCCATCTTACTAGTATAATGATCAATAGTAAAAGTAGACTCTACAAAGCCTCTTAGGTCTTTAGCCCTTAGGCCTTCAAATAGTCGGTTCACTTTCTTCTCCTGTTAATTCAATTTCTTCTGCTGATTCTTGTGCGCCTTGTTGATTTTGCTGCATCATTTCTTCGTATCTCATAGAATCTGCTAATGCACGGTTTTCTTTATCTTCGTGTCCTTGGAACATGTCCTGCATTAATTTTTTAGGCATAATAATTGTTACTACCCAAACTGGGTGCGCATCAATCTTACCTTTCTTAGTTCCGGGACGAAAATCATCCGGACTGTAAACTTTACGGGGAACCATCAAGTTTTCTTTTTCGTAGATAACTTTGCAGCCATAGTCGAGCAGTCTAGCGCCGCCCTCGGGGTCTGGCATTTTTTCTCTAGGCCACATAAACTTACAGCCTACCGAATATCTATTAACTTCCGGACCTTCGACTAGTTCACCATCTTCCCAGTTGGCAAATACATAGATGTCTAACTCATCTAGTACTCTTTCAAAGTCTTTTAAGATTTTAAACGCTGAGTCATTGCTGCTTAGTGTTTGAATATTTTTAATTAGTTCTACAATATCACGCATAGTGGTTCTCTTTAATGTTAATATTTATGCTATCCAAAAAAGACCTATTATCTTAGGGAATTTTAAATTTGGAATAACTATATATGCAGACCGCTCATAAAGGAGGCATAATTTGTCTAGAGCAAAACGAAGGGACAGAGTTAATTCTCGCCCTGATAACGAGCAAAATTTAATTCAAATCAATCAATATTTGCGCAAAAAGCAGCAAGTTAGTATTGTACCTCGCAATTTAAGCCAAGAAAATTACTTGGAATTGCTAAAAAACCCACGAAAATTTATAGTATTTGCAATTGGGCCTGCTGGCACTGGTAAAACAATGTTGGCTGTTCAAATTGCTATTAAACTATTTAAAGAAGGGCAGATTAGCAAGATTATAGTTACAAGACCTGCTGTTAGTGTAGATGAAGAACATGGGTTTTTACCTGGCACATTGAATCAAAAGATGGAGCCATGGACACGCCCAATCTTTGATGTGTTTGAAGAATATTATCACCCCAAAGAAATCACAGAGATGTTAGAAGACGGAGTTATTGAGATATCACCGCTGGCATATATGCGTGGCAGAACGTTTAAAAACGCTTTTGTTATTGCGGACGAAATGCAAAATGCAACACCATCGCAGATGAAAATGTTGCTAACACGGTTAGGTGAAAACTCAAGAATGGTAGTTACAGGAGATTTGAATCAAGCGGACCGTCCTAGGGAGAACGGCTTGCTACAATTTTGCGAATTATACGGCCAAGGAGGTGAGTATCGTATGATCGCGATGGCGAGGTTTGAAACAAAAGATATTGAACGTCATCCTGTAGTTAAAGAAGTGCTACGAATTTACAAGGAAGACGATATAGAATAAACCATATAAGATTTATTTAAAGAGTTAAATCGGGTAATACATTGGTCTGCATTACCCGATTTTTTATTGTAGTCTAGATAATTTAATTAAAGTTGCAGCCAAATTGATTTCTGGGTCTGCAATAAGAGCATGATCAACTAAGCCTTGTTTAATAATAAGCAATGCAGTGTCTTTAGAATCCTCGTCATGTCCAAACAGTTCGAGATTATCATACATCCATCGATAGATGTCTTCAATCTCTTCAGGACGGGCTTTACCGCAAACAAGTTTTCTTGCTCCTTGGATGTTGCCTTTCTTAAACAGTTCAATCATTTCAATTTTCCAATCGGCTTCTCCGGCATCACCCGATACAGGACTTTGCAACACGCCTTCACTTACATTCTGTTGCACCATGTTAATACACTTACGCAAGTCTGGATAAGTTACTTTAACATAGGTGTCAAGGTTAACAAATGATGATTCATCTACACCTTCTTGCATTAATATATTAATAACTCGCATCATGAATTCATCTTGATCTACTCGATCGACATGGAATCCTTGACAACGACTGTGAATAGCAGGAATAATACGATTAGGATAGTTACAGGTTAGAATAAAACGTGCTGTGCTGTGATACTCCTCCATAACGCCACGTAGCGCTGCCTGTGCGTTTGGACTCAAGTAATCAGCCTCGTCAAGCAACACTATTTTAAAAGGACTACCAAATGCAATCATCTGCACAAAATTAGTAATCTTATCTCGTACATCTTCAACTGAGTTAGTGCGACTTGCGTTAATTTCTAATACATCGTGTGCTTCAATGTTTAATGCATTAACTAGTACTTTGGCAAGAGTAGTTTTACCGATACCTGCTGAACCACTTAACAACAGATGAGGAATGCTTTGATCTTTAATCCAAGTCTCTACCTGTTTGCGTTGATGCCCGTCTCTAAAAACATAGTCTTCTACTTTTTTAGGACGATATTTTTCTACCCATAACTCTTTTCTCATTCTTTAAACTCCATATAAGGTGCAATATCATTGTCAAACACTTGTGACATTTCACGCCACAGTGAATCTCTTTCTTGTTGTGTCATACTAGCCGACATTTCGGAAACAAATCCGTTTCCTATGTCTTTATCTAGCCCGTAATCGTGTCTTATAGTATAACACATTGATCTAATAATGTCTTCTCTTGTTTTCATCGATATTCTTTATCTAATTCTACACTAGTTAGTCCGGCAATAGTTTGAAAATTATTCCAGGCCTTTTTAGCCATAGGATTTTTTTCTAATTCTTCATTAGGCAAAACAGCCTCTAACCAAATCTCTGATCTGCGAGCAGGATGCGTCCCAAATTGACGAGGCTGATGTATCAGTCCACTATTGTACAATTCCATACACAAATGTCTAAACTCTTCCTCGTTGTCAATGCCCTGCCATTCCGGGTGATTCCACACACCACCGTGATGATATCCTTGCCAAATACCTTCCCATTGTGCGTCATCATTTGGGTTAAAGTTTGTTCTAGCAATGATTACTAGTACATCATGACTGTCTACACGACCTTCCCAGATATCTCTAACACACCTACTAAAACTTAAACCAATTTTCATTTAAACCTCTACAATTAATTCAGGATCCCAACCAGTATCTTCACTCCACCCGAATGATTGGTGATAACCACGAGGATTACATACTACACGAGTTTCACCAACCATGTAGTCAAAAGCATTGTGCATGTGGCCGTGTGTCCACAATTTGATGTGCGGATTGTCTAGCATAATATCCTCAAGGCTACTATAGTACGCACCGTTCATTAACGGGTCACTGCGATACTGTTCATGAACACTTTGGTAACTAGGTGCGTGATGTCCTACTACAACTATCTTCTTGTCCTTGTTTTCACCGACAACGTGTTTAATATACTCTTTTGTTTCACGATGACGCATTGCTGAGTCATTTGGCTTTAAAGAAGTATACCCTTTTTCATCGTTTTTAATAGCACGATAGTCCATCATCATGTCTTTAACAGCATGTAGAGTAAGAGGATCACCTTTGTTCATATCAGTCCAAAGTGTTCCGCCTACAAACAGCACATCATCGATGATTTTCATATCACGCTCTAGGAGATAAATGTTGTCGTAAATACCGCAGGCCGTGCGCATTTCTTCAATACCCTGAACCCAGCGGCCACCGTCATAAAACTCGTGATTTCCCATAACGTAAACAACATGGGAGAATGTATTACTAACTTGCTTTAGAAAGTTACGGAATCGTATACCGTATTCGCTTTCGGGCTTGTGAACTTTCGCCGCAACCATAATATCTCCTCCGAGAATTAGAACATCGGCACCTTTGCTATTTTCTATAACAATATCGCTAAATTCTAAATGGAGGTCTGATACTATCTGAATTTTCATTTTTTACTTTCTGCTTGTGCTACTCGTTTTCGTAAACTTGAAGAACTAAAAGAATGATCTCTACCGTTAAACACCAATTCAATATTTCGTTTAGCACATATATTTTTACCAGTAAAGTCTTTATCTTTGTACTCTATACCTAATATTCTAACATCAATTGGTAAAATAAGCAAGAGATCTTCGAGATCTTTTTCAGTTTGATAGATAACTATTTCGTCTACATTTCGAGTAGCACTCAATTGTATTTGTCTTTCTACAATAGTTTGAACAGGCGGATTCTTGCTATCCGGCCGATCAATAGTAGGATCTGTTTGCAACGCAGCAATTAGATAATCACAATGATTTTTAGCCTCTGCTAACATAGCAATATGTCCTGCATGAAGTAAATCAAAAGTACTAAACGTTATTCCAATTTTTAATCCGTCGTGTTTTAGTTGTTTAATTTTATTAAATATCATTTTTGCAATCTCCTGTGCAATCATTAGGTAGTTTGCTAATAAGATAGCCGACTACAACAACTACAAGAATTAAAATATTAAGTAGCATTTCCATTATTTTTCCTTAATAGATTTAACAATCTTGTCTGCTCTTGTTCTTTAAGCCAATCGTCTTCAACTGAAAATTTTGGACATCGATTCAAAGCATCTTCTAGTACCCATTTAAGTCTATATAGATCCTGTTTGGCTCCCCAACAGATAAATCCGTCCATTCTAGAATCAGTTGCATCGTAGGCTGCTGCATTAATTTCTTGTGCAGCCTTGGCAACATTGTATGATCTTGTATATCCCATATTGATATTATATATGGAAGAATAGGGCTAGTCAAGCCCTATTGGATGTTTTTACTTAACGAAAGGTTTTAGATTAGGTGCTACCCAACCTAGTGGTTTCATGACCTTTCCATCTTCACGCTTGCGTGCCTTGCCAGTCTCTCGATCAATCTTAGCAAAGTTAGAACTCATGACTTCTTTCCAGCCTGCTTCTCCATCGAAGCCTCCACTATGGATAGCACCAATAGTAACCACAAGAATGTCTAACAATGCATCTAACTGCTCTTCTCGATCTCCTTGTTCAACTGCTACGTTAAATTCTTTAAATTCTTCAGCAATTAAATCACTGTAAAGTTTATACTGCTTGTCATTATGATCGTCTACTGTTTGATCGCATGCCCGCATAAATTTTTCTTGGTCTCTAAATAAATTTGTCATTTAATTTCCCGGTAACGGTACATCTTTTGCAGGTTCAGTATTTTGAAATGCTAGCAAAATATCATTTGGCGGATTGTCTGCTGACATCAGTATAGCACTATTATCTACCATACGCAACTCTATTTTTTTACCATTATCAAGTTCGTGTTCGATGCTACGAGTCCATCTTCCGTGCTCTACTAAGATCCATTCACCTACTTTGACATCAGATTGATCAGGACCGACTGCCCATACTTTACCCCATCGAGGATGGATACCGCTTACTTTACCGTTATCACTCGGAATAATAATTCCGGAAAATGTTTTTTGTCCGTCAAAGTTCATATTTGAAATTAGAACTTTATTAGACAATGGAACAATTTTGCCTTGTACTTTCATTTTTTACCTTTCGAATAAGTTACTGAATCTTGTACAACTGTGTTCGATGCTTTAGGAGTAGCTTGTTTAACTGCGGCTGCTGGATTATTTTCGTAGTAGGCATTAATCTGCTCTTCTCTACGCTTAACAATCTTTCCGCCAGGACCTAATTCATCGCCTCGAGCATTCATTCTGACATTACCAACTGCTGGCATTGTTTGATTCTTTTCTAGCAATTGATCCATGTCGACCATTTTGCCTTTCATTGTTCTATATTGTCTCATATTGGACTCCTTATTTTAAAAACTCGTTAATGTCAAGTTTGTATTTTACACTATCAATTTTGTGAACACCTAACAGGTATAAGCAATAACTAGCGACCGAACTGCCCCTACCTACTCCCCATACAATTTTATGCTCACGCATTGTGTCTACAAAGTATTTAAGATATTTTAATACATCCATCATGCCATGCTGGCGGAATAGACTTAACTCTTCTACTAATCTTTCGTAGTTTTCTGTTGGACAAATACTAACTAGATACTCTTCAATATCTATTTGTTTATACTCATCCGGCATAAACCAGTTTTGTTGATTGTTTTTGTCAAAATGATCTACAGATTCTGTATGTTCAGAATAAGATTTTAATTCTGAAATATCGTCATAATTTATCTTAACAGCAGAATTAAATTTAATTAATTCGTCTAAGTCGGCGAGTATAACAGATTTAATATCTGTTATTTGTCCAGAATATATGGCTTTAAAAACTTCATCTGAAGTTAATAATATATCACCGTATTCTGTAGTTTTCATCTGTTAAGTATAACAGATTAATCTACATTAATCAAGCCATCAATTTCACCATTTAATTTAGTTGAAGTGTCTTGCAGTGCTCTTTGACTTCTTTTCGACATTTCGAATCGATATGCTTCTAATGCAACAAGTATCTGTGGAATAACATCATTCATTCCAGATCGTGCAGCAATAGCATATTTTTTACCAAGTTCTAAAACTTTGGATTCAACTTCGTTGTCCTTTAATTTAGACAAATCTTCCATTAATGGATTAAACAAAAGGGCCCCCTAATAATTTTACATAAACCTTTGCACCAGCATCTACAGTCCATAATTCAAAGAAAAATGGATCAGGCGAGGTAGTAGAACTTACCGTGTAGGGAAATGTTAGGCTAGATTCTTTTTTAATACTGCCTAATGTGTTATTGAAAGTTACAGTAGCATTAGTTGTAGTAGAATTATTTTTAATTTCTAATTTAACCTTGCCTTCTATTTCTGCGCTTGGCCAGTTAACAACTCCTAAACTGACATTACCTGTAATACCCACTTGTTGATAGTTTCCATTTAATGCATTAATTTCAGTCACATCTTCGTCAACTGTAAATACTTTTAAGCCTACTGAGTCTAATACAGCCCTGTAGATATTTCCGTCGTACCCGAAATCATTACTTACCTTTAGCCTTACGGTATTTGTTTGTAGTCCGTTAACTTCACTTGCAACTGATGTTAACGCATTTTTAATGTTTGAATAGTTATCTCTAAATCCCTGAGTGTCATTATCTACTCCAGGAATTGGATAATTGGTGTTAATACTATTGATATAAGTTGTTGCTGTACTGCTCATAAGAATCTCTTGTTAGTTGTATATATTTAGCCACGGATTGTTAGTGGGTCAGGTAAATTAAATGGTTGGTATAGTGCTCTAGCAGGGCCGCCCTGTAGATTTCCCCAAGAACCGTAATTAGTCCCACTATAATATGTTTCATCGGCAAGCCAATTGCTACCGTATGCTTCGATAAAATTACGACAATCTTGTTGGGTCATCCAAGGTCTTGCTTGTAATATGCATGCTAATAATCCTACAACTTGAGGACTTGATTGACTAGTTCCTGAAATTGCATTTAGATAGTAAGTGTATGTACCAGCACTTCTTGTATCAGCAACCGCAGGACCTGCATATGCAGCGTTAGCATATGCACCCATAATATAATCACCGGGTGCCCATACATCTACTTTAGGACCAGCACAACTAAAATTGCGTTTATGTTCAGGATCAGGATTACTAGTAGCAACTGCTGCAATACATCCTACTGTGATTACTCCCGATGTTGCAGCAGGAGTCGAACCTCTATGATAATAAAAACTACTTCCGTAGTAAGAACTTGTCCAATAGTTATTATAATCTGCTCCGCCTAACACATCTATTTTATGACGATCGTTTCCGGCAGCACCAACAACTATAATTCCAACAGCAATAGTAGCAGCAACTTCGGCATCTATTGCAGTATACCTATATCCATGAACACCGCTGCCGCCTTCTGGAACTCCTATAGTACCGTATGCAACAGTTGTAGTAGTTGCTCCGGTTAAACTTCCTCTATAATTAATGTTGGTTACATCTCTATAGGTTATGTTAAATCCAAAACTACAATTAACAATAGTAGGACGTTTGTAACCAGTTACAGGGTCTACAGGCTTAGAGTTATGCCATGCTCGTAGAGTTTGCCAAATTTGAAAATCGTCCAACAATGCCAATGTTCTTCCGTCTGTAATATCTGTATAGGGACCAGCGGTACCGTCCCCTACTGAACGTAGAGTATAAATGGCAGACCCTTTGGCCCAACCGCATGTATTACCCCCTGCAATACTTGCACAATTGCTACCGTGTCCGTCACAGTCACCCAAAAATCCTCCAGTAGGAACACTCATGATGCCGTGCTGTGACCAGTCATAATCTACTACACGACTACCGCCTGTACCGTCTGTATTGACTGCAAACTCTGGATGATTAGGTTCTACTCCTGTATCGATAACAACAATATCAACGCCTGTACCATCTAAGTTAAACGGAACATTTGCTGCTATAGTTGTATTCAGTCCAAAATTGTGTGTTGTGCTTACAGCCCTAAGGAGTCCCCAGTTTTTATTATTAGTGTTTGCTATAGCACTTTTACTATAATTGCCTGGTCTAATACCAAATGGACTTTTTTGCACACCTAATTCGTAAGGATCTCTATGCACATCTACAATTCGTAAATCGCTTAACAATGCATCTGCTTCTTCCTGTGTTAGTAACACCGCGGAGTTATGATTGCTGTGCGGCATGTCGTCTACAATATCTACTGTTCTTGTAGGTATTGCTTCGTCCCCTGTATCTGAAACTAATTCTTGTTTTAAAGAGTCTTTACTAATTGCATCTTCTGCAACAACATAAAACTTGTGCAACATTAGTAAATCCTTGTTCTATCGTATGTCCACCAATAAGTGCCATCAAAATAAACTGGCTGCGCCACTCCGACAGCATCTATTGCAAACATCATAGCACCTGGAGTAGTAGTTAATGACAGTGTAGTTAATGTTGAAGTTGTGCAAGTAGAAAGAATAAACGGACTGTTTACTTTGACATTGCCTACTGCTGATAAGTTTAAGTCATTACCAGAAACAATATTTGCAGCGCCTGCTGATGATACTGTCAATGTGTTTACATATAGAGTTTGAACAGTATAAGTATTGCCGACTAATACAGCAGCACCAGTAGCACCAGTCGGTCCAGTAGCACCTGGCACATTACTTACACCTGCTGTGCCAGTAGCACCAGTCGGTCCAGTAGCACCTGTCGATCCAACTCCACTAGGTCCTGTGGAACCTGCTGGACCAGTCGCTCCAGTAGAACCATTTGATCCATTAGTTCCAGTAGCGCCTGTAGCACCTGCTCCAGTCGCCCCGGCAGGCCCAGTCGCCCCGTCAGCACCTGTAGCGCCTGTGCCGCCCTGTGCTGCTGCGGTTCCTGGAATACCTTGTTCACCAGTAGAACCGGCAGGTCCAGTTGCTCCATCTAAGCCAGTGGCACCTTGTGCTCCAGTAGCACCTGTACCACCAACTCCTTGTGCTCCAGTTGACCCTTGTGGACCAGTTGATCCTTGCGGCCCTGTTGCACCAGTGGCTCCAGAACCAGTAGCACCTGTTAACCCTGTAGCGCCGTTGGCACCTGTAGCACCTGTGCCGCCTTGTAGTGCAGCAGTACCTGGAATTCCAGTAGCACCAGTAACTCCGGTTGCACCAGTTGCTCCGACCCCTCCTGGACCAGTAGCGCCGGTAGCACCTCCAGGTAGTGGCCCTGCTAACCAAGCAGTTGAAGTAGAATTGTAAACCCAAAGGTAGCCATCATATGTATATATGTCGCCGTTGTTAGGATCGTTTGGAAAACTTATTGCCATAATTTATTACCAGGTTGTGTCTATTGTTGTTCTTATCCATGTGTCAGTTGCTACACAAACATACATATATGAACTATCATAAGTAATTTCGCCCGGATTTCCTGTAGAAGTAGGAGTCTGTGCGCTACTAGTTACTGTAACAGATCCCGTCAATCCAGTAGCGCCGGTAGCACCAAATTCTCCTTGTGGACCAGTTACCGTCAATCCAGTAGCGCCGGTAGCACCAAATCCTTGCGCACCGGTAGCACCTGTTGCTCCAATGTTCCCGTCGTTTCCTTGCGGACCAGTAGCACCTGTTGCTCCTAGCCCGGTAGCACCAGTTGATCCGTCGGGCCCGTTTGGACCTTGCGGACCAGTAGCACCTGCAGAACCAGGAATTGTTGAATCAGCACCTGTTGCTCCTGCTGGACCGTCTAAACCGGTTGCACCCGTGGCACCTTCAGATCCTGCCGCTCCTGTTGCCCCAAATTCTCCTTGTGGACCAGTAGCACCTGTTGCCCCTGCACCAGTAGCACCTGGAGTACCAATACCGGTTGCACCGGTAGCACCTGCACCGGTAGCACCGGTTAAACCTGTTAATCCCTGTACTCCAGTTGCTCCTTGATCTCCTTGAGAACCAGTTAATCCTGTAGCACCACTTCCTGTAGCACCAGTAGCACCTTCATTTCCAGTTATACCGGGGAATCCTGTAGCACCAGTTGAACCTTGTGGTCCAGTAGCACCACCCGGAGTTCCTTGTGGTCCTTGTGGTCCAGTTGAACCAGTAGAGCCCGGATCTCCGTCCACGCCATTTAATCCGCTTGGCCCAGTTGCGCCTGAACTTCCGGTTGCACCCGGTGAGCCTATTCCTGTAGAACCTGTAGAACCTACTGATCCTTGCGGCCCTGTTGCACCTAAACTTCCAGTTGCGCCTGGTGCTCCGGTTGCACCCGTAGAACCAGTTGCACCTAATGCCGCCGCAGTACCCGGAATACCTTGCAGTCCAGTTGCTCCAGTAGCACCATTATTTCCTATGGCTCCACCAGGTGCTGCTGCAACCCAAATACTGCCATTGTATGTTAATAATTGTCCCGAGTTTCCAACGTCTAGCCACATGTCACCTGCCGTAGATTCTGCAGGTTTAACAATTGAAATTACAGCAGTTAGTCTAGCACCAGTTGAACCTTGCAAGCCGGTTGCTCCAGTAGCACCTTGAATACCTGTTGCGCCAGTGGCTCCTGACACATCTAAACTTACTGATATAGTTCCAGTACTATCTATTTCTAATCCATTGCCTACAATAACAACACCGGGCGTTGATGTAGTGGCAATATTTTGTTGTGTTAGAATATATTCTGCTATTGTATCTAAACTTACTTGAACTGTTGGCCTTGCACCTAATACGCTTGTGTCAATTGCAGGAACTATTGTTTCTCCCGTTGCAGTAGTTAATACTGGTAAATTGCTTATGGTACTCATTTAACTAAACACTCCACTAAACCGGGCCCACCGTCTTCTAAAGCAAATGCAAATGGTGATCGACTATTTGGTACATTAGTACCTTTACCGTCACCCCAAGGATAAATGGGGTCACCTTTTCTTACAAATGTCGCTAACATAACAGGCACACGCCCTGTTAAAGCAATAAATGTACCGCCTTCTAATTCTTCGTTCATTCTATATGCAGGTTTTTCAGATACAACACCTACTGCATAACAATCATTATTTTTCACAGCAGTTACTTCTCGGTCCCCGCCTGCCATTACTACTGTACCTACATCATATTCTTGATCTGTTAGATATTTTTCTGCTAAGTCAGCATATTGTGCAGATGTTGCTGTACCATAAATTATTCCGTTTATATCTCTTGCTACAACTGTACTTCCGATATTTAATTCTTGTGCCCCCGCATAGTATGTACTAGCAGTTGTGCTTGTAACTAGTAATGTGTTGGCCTCAGTACCAGCAGCACCAGTTGCACCTGACGGACCTGCTGGTCCAGTTGCACCTGACGGACCTGCTGGTCCAGTTGCACCTCTAACATTACCTGCAACTATATCAGTTGCATTTGATAACGTTAAGACTAATTCGTCTAATATTATACTAGCAGTTGTAATTGATACTCCGGATGCACCTACTGCACCAGCACTTCCTTGTGGTCCAGTTGCGCCAGTAGATCCAGTAGCCCCAAATGATCCCGGAATACCATCTGGACCAGTTGCACCTGAAGGTCCGGTAGCACCGGTAGCACCATCAGCGCCAGTTGCTCCGTCGGGCCCTGTTGCGCCAGTTGCACCAAAATTTCCTTCTGGACCAGTAGCACCTGTTGAACCCGTTGGACCAGTTGCGCCAGTTATAGGCCCTACTGTTATTGTAGTACTATCATTTAAAGTAAACTCTAAATTAATATTACCGTCGACTAATGTTGCAGTAGTTACATATAAACCAGTAGCACCAGTAGCACCAAAAGCGCCATCAGCACCAATTTCGCCTTGCGCACCAAGTTCTCCTTGCGGGCCAGTTGATCCTGTAGCGCCTGTTGAGCCAGTCCCGCCTTCAGTACTTACACCCGGCGGTCCATTTGGGCCAGTTGCTCCTGTTGCACCAGGCACATTGCTCACACCTTGAATACCTTGAGGTCCAGTAGCACCTGTTGCACCAAGTTCTCCTGTTGCACCTAACGCACCAGTAGCACCTGTGCCTCCTTGATTACCAGTAGCACCAGTAGCACCTGCTCCGGTAGCACCTGGCTCTCCTTGGTTACCTGTTGCACCGGTTGATCCTATGCCAGTAGCACCAGTAGCACCTGCTCCAGTAGCGCCAGTAGGCCCCGTTACGCCTGTTGCACCATCTGGTCCTGGTATACCTTCGGCTCCAGTAGCGCCAGCACCTGTAGCACCTTGAACACCAGTAGCACCTTGTGGACCTGGTACTGTGGAGTCAGCACCGCTGGCACCAGTAGCGCCTATATTTCCTTGTGGTCCTGGTATGCCTTCTGATCCTTGTAATCCAGAAGCACCTGTTGCACCTGGCCCGCCCACAGGACCTGTTGCTCCACTTGCACCTGTAGCACCTTGTGCTGCTGCGGTACCTGGAATTCCTTGTGGTCCAGTAGCACCTGTTGTTCCTATATTTCCTTGAGGTCCAGTTGCACCAGATGAACCTGTTGCTCCTTGCAATGCCGCAGTTCCTGCAATGCCTTGAATGCCTTGCGGCCCTGTTGCACCAGTAGCCCCGTCATTGCCGTCATTGCCTACAGGGCCAGTAGAACCAGTAGATCCGGTTGACCCTGTACCACCTGCATAAGTTGCAGTGCCCGGAATACCTTGCGGACCAGTTGCTCCTAATGCTCCTGTAGATCCTAAGGGTCCAGTTGCACCAGTTGCACCTGCAGGACCTGTTGCGCCTGTAGATCCTAAGGGTCCAGTTGCACCAGTTGCACCTGTAGATCCGGTAGCACCTTGAGCCGCCGCCGTTCCTGCAATGCCTTGTTCGCCTGTAGCGCCTGGTTCGCCTCTATCACCTTTTGGGCCTGTTGCACCGCTAGCACCATCAACTCCTGCAGGACCTACTAATCCAGTAGCACCAGTTGCGCCGCTTCCTGTTGCTCCTCTTAGACCAATTGGTCCAGTGGCACCAGTTGCACCTACCGCAGTTTCTCTACTAAAGAATGTTCCTAAGTCGCCTACAGTAGTTTGATATGTTTTCCCCTCCTGCGCTGCTATCAGAGAAACATCATTTGTAACTGTAGTTAACGATGGTAAATTGCTTATGGTACTCATATATTATTCAACTAAAAGTTCGTTTCCATCTTCGTCAAGAATGATAATACCGTCTGGGCCTGCTAACACGTTTAATGTCTGCGGATCATCAATATTCTTTATTGGGAACTTGAGGTATTTATCGCCATCGTAATCGAAGGTTTGATCAATTAATAATCGGTCTACTTCAAAGTCCATTAGTTTAAAATCAAATCCACTTAACTGTATCTTACGAACAATGTTTTTACCTTCTCCAGGTTTTATATATGCAATAGGAACCGCCTTAATAAATCCCAAAGGAGCACCTGTAATTGATTGTACAGTACGCATAAATCTCGGACGTAAGTATTCGTCAGTTTTAATAACATCGCCGTAAATAGGAATACTTTCTAAACTATTTCGCCAATTGACTGTACTGTCAGAATATAAATCAACTAATTGTGAATTAATTAAAAAACTTATACTATCTGGACTTTTACCTGCTGAGTTTATTTGATTGTCGATCACATCTAAGTATACAATATCATATACATAATTGCCTTTTTCGTCCTCTGCAGGCAAAGTTTTAACTGCACCAAAATAAAATCTCTTGTTGTAAAAATAATATTGTAATCCTATAATGTATTCAGCAAGGTTTAATCTTTCTAGACCATATTCAATGGTCATTCGTATTTCTTTTTGTAGACCAAATGCTGGATCAGCAGGACGATATAGCACATCTTCATTAAAGATGTTAGTGCTATTAATAAAGTTTCTATAACTCTTACGCCGATCTCTATTCATAAACGGACGAATATAGACAGAACTGTAAGGAGTTCTATCATTATCATCTATTAAAATAGTAAATGTTTGATCAATAGTAGCAAGCCTATATGCATTTGTTGCTTCTGCAGTAAACGTAAACGCACGATCTATTTTTGTATTATCACTGTCAATTGTAAAATTGCCGGCATCTACATCAGTTAATCCGCCGTATGGTATTTTGCCTGCAATGCTACCATCATTTTTAAATTCTAATCCGTTAGGTAATTCTCCGGAAGTTAACTTATATTGAATGTCTAGATCAGGAAAATTTTCATGTTCTGCTTTTACAAACAACTCACTTTGTAATCCTGCTCTTATAGTGCCAATTGTTGCAGTAGATATCCATCCCAAATCTGTATTGATACTTCCTTGCAACCTTAATTGAAATACTCTATCTAAATAACTTGTATCTCCAGTTTTAACATCATTTTTAATCATTCTAATGGTAAACTTATAATCTAAGTTATATGCAGGTATGTATGGAATTTGTCCATACAAATCACCAGTCTCTGGATTTAGGTTAAACCCTAAGGGCTTTTCACTAGCAGTACCTATGTAAAAAACAGTTCCGTCTGAAATGTTATCTAACAAAATTGTATCATAAATTAATACATCATCTACTAATCGATCATTGTATCGTATACCAATTTGACAACTTGTTGTGGTTCCTGTTACTGAACTAATTGTATATGTTGTAGTGTTTAATGCGCTTTCTAAATAATTGTCTAATCTAAACTGATGACCTACCTGAGGTAAACTGGTTAAATTTTTAATATGAACTGTTGATGTTCCTGCTCTATTATACTTAGGATAAAAATCTGCTGAAATCCAATCTGTGCCGTCAAATACATAATTAGTATTTTCATCTGACACTCGATATAAATCACCTTGTATTGCCGCAGGCAAATATGCATACGTGTCTACAACTCCACGCATTACTACTTCAAACCCGTCTGGACCGGTATTTGCTTGTGTGTCTGCTTCTACTCTTATTTCAGGATTAACTGTTAATGTATCCCATGTCCATTCGTTTGTGCCAATTGCAGGATGAGGATCGTATGTTTTAAGATCAATTATTTGATAATTATTAGCACGACGGATACCTAAGTTAGCAGGACTTAACCAAGTTGGAGTAAACAAGTAACTATCGCCTGCTTGAAAACATTCTGCATCTGAAGAAATATAAGAAGTGTCGCCTCTTAAACTGTTATGGTCTAATACTTGAATTTTAAATTGTTTTCTAGAAATTTCATAACCATCAGTTGCTGTTATATAAAATTGATATATTTTTTTAAGCAACTTGGGTCTTGTGGGAATATCACCAATAATTACAGCACTGTCATATGGATATCTATCATAAAACTCAGTGTCGTACCCTGCACTACTTGCTGCGCCATATTCTTCTGATACAGTAATCTCGTCAATAGTACCAATAATGCGTCCGTCTTCTGTTAGCCTTAGTCCTCTAGGAATTTGTCCGTCACCATCTGCAATATAATAACGCATCTTCATGTTTTCAAACAATATATTCGGCAATGCATATAATTGATAATCAACAGTATGACGGTTAACACCGAAACATTCTCCGCTTGTACCTATTGGAAGATAACCGGCCGGCGTTACCCAAATAGGAGCAGTAGTTCCTATAGTGTCTAGCACAAACGTTCTATCTGAAATTCCAACATCATTCCTAGCCCGAATGACAAATTCCGAACTTATTTTTGTTGGAACACTCATAGGATTACCGGTTATGTAACCCGTAGTTGCTGTACTTGTTGCAGTCGTTAATACTTTTAGAACAAGGCCGTTAGGTAATGTTCCCGAAAGAAGTGTAAAGGTAGTATCAGACCCGCTTGCTGCAAACGGAATCGTTACGGCTGTTCGTTCCGTTACTGTACCTAATAGACCTGCCTTTGTTAACCATGTTGGTGCCGCCATTTTTATAACCTAAATAAACTTACTTTTGCTTTCCACGAAATAACATTACTAGTTGTAGTACCAGATACATTGTTTGCTAATACTCTTAAATCATTGTCTACTATATCAGTATCTAAATCCCACAATGCATTTCTAGTAGTTCCATTTTGACTTAGGCTTACGATGCCTGTTCCTAGCACATGACTAGTTGTACTATTCCATGTTACCATGTAACTACTACCGGAATCTTGTGTTCCTGCAATAGTATCTTCTGCGTATATATCAATGCTTGCGCTTCTATGAATTGCAGTATCAAAACTAAACAACGGAGCATGTGTAGCAGGACTTACTGGTAACTCAAAACTTCCTTGATATACTTTAATATCAACTACTGCAACATCACTATTATCAGTAATAGTAACTGTCGAAGTAGTTTCGTTTCCTATCTGACTAAAGTTAGTGTTAATCTTATGGAAAGCAGTTCGCAGAGTATCACCGTCTCCTTTGTTCGAACTTGTACCAGTGTTAATATATAAAAATGCCATTAAATTCTCCCTACTACAACTTCAATAATACCAACATGTTGGCTATCATAATTTTCTAATGCTTTGCCTATTACGGACCCCATTACTGGATTATCAGATGCTGTAGCAACACCGTGTACTTCACTAGTAACAAGCATATCACCTTTTCTAATCTTGCCAACTACACGACACGGTACACGACCTTGTAGAGCAACGTAAACTCCGCCCTCTTGTTCACTGTTCATTTTGTAAGCAGGATCTGTAGAAATAACACCTGCTACCCTACGATCCATGTAGCCGGATGATTTAGTTATTTCTTTTTCACCACCAAATACTACAACAGTACTTTGAGTCATTTTTGCATCTGGTAAATATTTTTCTGCCAAGTCAGCGTATCTAGCAGTAACAGCAACTCCACTAAATGTTGTAGCGTACACGGTAGCAAATCTATTATCAGTTTGACCTATGTCGCCAGCGCCGTTAGTACCACTCTTAGTAATACTGTTTAATGTAATGGTACCAGCAGCAAAATTACCACTAGCATCTCTTGCAACAATTGTATTTGCTGTGTTTGCATTAGTAGCATTACTAGTAACAGTAAATGTCTGTGCAGATGCACCATCAAATGTAGCACTTCCGCTTAGACCGGTTCCTGATACACCTAAACTTAAATTGTTTGATACTCTTGTAGCAGTTCCGTTAAAGTTATTGGCATTTACTGTAGTACCGTTTATTGTAACTGCATTTACTGTAGTACCGTTTATTGTAACTGCATTTACAACGCTGTACCTAGCACTTGCTGTACCTAAGAAATAGGTGTTATCAGCAGTAGGCTGCATTATTCTAGTATACAATGGACCAACCATTGTATCGCCGCTGGTGTTTACATAAGTATCTTGAACATACTTCTTAGTAACAGCGTCTTGGTCGTTTATAGGATCAGCCATTCCGGTGATTCTATTTGCACCCATCTTGATGTTAGCATCCATTTCCTGAACGCCACCCAAGTCTAAGAACCCGCTACCAATAGGAACAACGCCTGCTGTGGTATTGTTTCTGTTTAAGCCTAAACGATTGTTTACATAACTTTGTACTGCACGTTCTGTTGGTACACTGTTATTGCTGTTGCCACCCATTGTGCCGTCGACACTGAATACCTGTACTAAAGTTTGGCCACGTTTGAAACTAATACCGTCAACATTTGTTAAACTGATCGGAGCACTAATACTTACTGTACCCCTACCTTGATCAACGGAGAAATACTTACCAACTTTGAAGTTACCGTCTTGATCAGTTGTTGTATAATATACACGACCTTTTCCGACTTCTTGAACTTCTAATGCAGTATCTGGTGGATTATTTGGAGGACCATATAAATCATTAGGATACTTACTGTCAGCATATCCGCCAGTACCAACGTTCAGCATGTCGTGTCCTGTTACACGCATTGTTGAAATACGTGATGTTACACTACCATCTTGGTTTGATGTAATACCTGCTTGCAAACTTGCTGATAGGATCTGGATTTGTAATGCTGCGCTATCACTAGCACGCTCAACTTGTACTTCTCCCCATACGTTACCAGTTTCGATTGCACTCTTATAATCTAAAATCTTATAAATGTCGCCTTCGAAACCAAAGTAATAGTAATAAGGAGTACTTGCTGTTAATCCGGAATCAATCCTAGCCTCATCAGTAGGGTCAATTTCTGCAATTTTAATCCATTTTGTACCAGCAATACCGTCTGCATAAGCAGTAGCAGTTGCAGCACCGCTAGCAAACGTAATGTTTCTTACAGTAGTAGCCGCATAACCTGCACCGTTTGTAGTAAGAACTAAACTAGTAATAACACCAGATGCATTAGTTACACCGTATCCAACTGCTTGCACACCTGGGAATGTTAGACTAGCACCGCTAGCCCAATTGTTAATAGTACTTACTCTAATTTGTGTCTGTGCAGCATTTACCCAAATAACATATGTAGGACCGCCTGCAGGATCAACTCCGCCTACCTTAACCTGACTACCAATCATTATGGTATTAGCAGCACCAGAAATTGTCACTAAGTCAGTGTCAGTTTGCGTACCGCTAACTGTTGCAGAACCTGCAACACTTGGAGCAGGAATTACAGCGGCTACTGTACTGCTCGGAGTATATCCGCTGCCACCGCCGGTAATAGTAATTTGTCCCAAGCCTTGTGCATATCGTCCGCTGCCATCGATATAAGGAGTCATTGGAATATAGTTATACGGTGCTTCGCCTTCTGCAAGAGCAGTATCTGCACCTTGGTCTGTATAACTTAAAATTCTGTATACATTACTAGGATCTTCGTCAAATGTCAATACAGTACTTGGACGACTTAGAGTTTCTGCATTTAAATCTAACAAACTTAGATTGTAATAAACACGAACAGTAACTTCGGCATTATCTGCAACTGCTAATGTTAACCCTTCACCTTGTCCGTTATCAATTGACAGACTGTAAATTGTTTCGTCGTCAGCATCTTGTGTTGCACTTTTGACGTTGTATAACGTTACTTCACCATTGTGGTTAATTTCCAATTGACTTTGTGGTAACGGAGGATAATCTAACCCATCGATATAAATTGTAAAATCGCCTGCTCTGTTTGTATACTTTCCTGTTGAAACAACTGACGCAATTTGTGTCATTGCATATTTGTTTTTAACTGATACCGGAACTTCTAACGGATCGCTACCTTCTGCTTTTAATCCATTAAGACCGTATGAAGTTGATCCTCCAATAGAACGACACTGGCCGCCATTTGATGAATAGTACGCACTGTAGCAATAGTAAGTAAACATGGAAACGTTTTCAACTAAACCGCCGTTGGTTGAGAAAATACCGTATCCTAAATCGTTCATCTGTGTAAAGTCGTTTGCCAACATAGAACGGTTACCAGCAGTAATTAATGTAATTTCACTAGGCAATGGATGCGCAGCAGTTACATTAAAACCAGGCTTAACTGTGATAGTATAGTTTTGTGCAGTTCCGAAAGTTACAAAAGGATCAGTAGCATATCCGCTGCCGTCATTGCTAATAGTAATACTGGTAATAGCACCGTTAGCATCTACAGTAGCAACTGTTGCAGTCGCCGTATCGCTAGTAGTTGAGAAATTAATAACAGTACCGACAGCATATCCTTCACCACCATCAATAATAGTGTATGCAGTAATATTGCCAGTTGTTCCTAATGTCCAACTTATACGAGCACTACCAATAACAATCTTTGGACCATCTGAGTCTGCAAATGCAGTAACACCATTTTCGTAACCACTACCTGGAAACTCTACAGTAAGCCCGGTAACTGCACCTGAACTGTTAATAGTTGCAGTACCTGTTGCCTTCAAGCCACCTACTCTTGTCGGATTGCCAAATCTTACAGGAATAGTTCTAGTAGCGCCTGTTCTAAATCCAGAACCTGCGGCATTAGTAATACCGCTTATACCGCCTGCACGTAGTGGGTTTAAGTTAATAATGCCAGTACCAAATGTCGGGTCATAATTTCCGATAAAACTTACTTCATATGTTGTACCTTCGTGTACAAAGAAACATGGAGTCTGTGGTTTAATATACCCTGCACCTGGTACAATGCTAGGACGACCTAGCCCGCCGGTTGCCGTAATATTAATTTTAACTGGGTAACCTTCTGAATCGTTTGTTATTGATGCAGGTTGTGCAACTGTATTACCTGCAAAACCGTCGATAAACATACCACCGCTAAACACTTGTCTATTTTTACTCTTAGAGAAACTTGATGCAGTTTGAGTGTACGGGGACTTAGCAAGTATTTGACCGTCTGGATCTAAAACTTTCATAAAGCCGCCATGGCCTTGAGCACTGATATAACGATTGATGGTAGCGTCATTCATTAAGAATACGTCTATTTGGTCGTTATACTTAGGCGGGTTGTATGCGGGATCATTATTAATAATACCCTTCATCATGTTAATCAAGTCTTTTAAGACAGCGCCTGAACTGGCTTCCGGAACCCTAAGTTCTTCAATAGTCTGATCTATTCCATTAGTGTTAAGTACTGGTAATGATGGCTGATTTATAATAACCTGTACACCGACAGTCCATATATGTTCAATTGCAGCAATCGTTTCTGTAAGTTGTGCTGTCTTAACTACTGCAACATTTCTATAACTATCAGCAGCATTAACTGACCATGTCCATCCGCTCTGGCGCATGTCGTAAATTAATGCATCAACAATTATACCTACATCACGATAACACTTATCTTGATCGTATGATAAACTTGGAAAAGTTGCTGTTAAATATGCAATACACTCTTCTTGAATAAATTCTTTGTTTTCTTCTAAAGACAATGCTGCAAAGTTGTGTCCGCCTAAGTTAGTAACAGTGTTTAACACATTTAACGGACGACTTTCGTCTCTTAAATAGTGGTAGCCATAACGATATGGTTCGTACACATGCCAATCACCTGATGCAATTGAATCAACGCTCACAGTGTAATCGTTTATTTCTTTCTGATAATCAACAGTATTTTGTGCAAGAGATACTTCAAAAGTATCGTTGTTAACTGATCGAACTTCGCCTTGAGCATCAGCACTTCCGCTAGTTTTAAAAATCTTACCAATCCAACTGCTGTCAGCAACGCCCGATGCTAAAGTAAATGTTACTGTATCAGTGATAGGATCGTTGTTAATAGAATCAGCAGTTATCGAAACTGCCGAAGCATAATCTGTTCCTGTATTAAACTGAGTAACTACTATGCCATCAATTTGTGCATCACGATAAAAGTAGGTATTTGACCATTTAGAACTACTAACACCTGGATAACGAGTTCCTTGCAATGGCGCAGGTTTAATAACACTACGTCTAAATTCATCACCACGAATGGAACAGTTTTCTGGAACTTTAATAGGATATTGATCTTCGTGCTGACCAGACTCAATCATAATAGTACACTGATTTAAGTTCTGTCTCTGACCCCAAATTAGTTCTTCACTTAACACATAATCATCTGCATATACATGCCACTTGTTAGCGTCAATTGTAACACCGCTAGTTAATGCTACACCGTTTCTAAAATCAACAGTAATAGTATCGCAAGCATTACCTTGATAATCATATGTTGTTGTTAGATCTGTAATAATACCGTATGAAATTATATTATAAGAAACATTTGTTACAACATATTTCTGACCTACCCAAAAATCTGGAATATCAATACACTCGCTTACACCTAGAGTGAATACAGTAGCAGTTGTATTTTCCCAATCTCCCGGAGTTATTGAAACATTGTATGGTGCTGCATAATCATGCGGAGCAACGTGATAGTATTCGTAACCATTGATGTCGTCTAATTCGATTGCTTCAATTCTACCAACTGCTTCACTGCTTGCACCAACAAGGTAGTTTCCTGGAAAAATACTTTTGTTAATGAACGGATCTGTACCAATATTTGCAGAACTTGGATCTAAGTCAACTCTAAGTCGAATACCAAATAGGTTAGGGCTTAATACACTGCTAGTAGTAACTTCTGTTACAACTGATTTAAATGTACCCTCGGCATGAGTTATAGTTTTTTGGTATGGTCCTAATGTAACTGCACCGCCATTAATGTATTGGTCAGCAGCACGAGCAGCACGGTTTACAGTTTTAAATGCATAAGCAAACGCACGACCTCTTTTGTTACTAGGTAAATCAAATCTTGCATCATCGCCGTCCATTGCAACATAGAAGTTGGTTTTACTAGCATAACCGCTGCGATCAACTAGGTTATCGACGTAATCTTTATTAACAATATGTTGAGGATTTGTAGGAAGAGGTAATAAAGAAACATTACCTCTAATAGTACTTAATCCTCCGTAGAAAAATTCTAAACTACTTGTGCTATCGTATTTTGTAACACCGTCTCTGTTAATAAAGTTTTCATATACCCACTTTCTACTAACAGCATCCCAGTCAGCATGCGGCCCTTGATTATCCATGTTAACTAGACTGAAAGCATTTTGACCTTGTAAGTCTGCTGCTAGAGTAGGATTTCGATCTGACTTTAAATTTGAACTTGTATTAGTAATTACAATTGAAGATCCTGTTGATAGAATCTGCATTCCAGTTCCGGCAACAAGCGTTTTGTATTCAAATTTGTTACCTGTTGAATTGACTTGTAAAAGTGCTGCAGGTACCATAGGTCCTGCAGGCGCCTCTTTCATTCTTAGGAATGTAAATCCTGCACCAAATCCCAACAGTGTGTAAATGTCATTAAAATTAGAATTAATTTTTTGCATTGCGACATATATACTGTCGCCTGTTCCGTCGTTTGGTTGACTTCCGATATTAATTAGTTGTTGATTAGCCATGGTTTCCTCTGCATTATACCATATTTATTCTAGGTAAAATTGCCACTTTTGTAGCATAAATTTTCTATAATAGTATTTATTTAGAGTTTGGCAATAATGAAAACTTAGTTAACTGCCCATATTACCTATAACTACATTATATTATAGGTAAATATTTCATCTTTTTAATTATAAGGAATTAACATGTTAAAATTTTTAAAAGAACTTTTTTTAGGAAAAGAAAAAGTGCCCCCAGTAGAAGTGCTATATAAAATTGATGCACCTAGTCTTGAAAGCGAAGTTGTTCAACCAGTAACTGAATCTAAAGTTGATCCAGTTTCAGTAGCATTAGATTTAGAGCCAATAGATTTTGCAGTATCTACTACTCCTGTAGCAGAAAAAAAGCCTCGCAAACCACGTGCTCCTAAAGTTGCAGAAACAAAACCTGCTAAGAAAACTGCTGTTAAAAAACCACCTGCAATTAAAGCAGTTAAGACTAAAAAAACAAAGTAATTTGTTTACTCATTGAAAAAGGACCTTAAGGTCCTTTTTTTATCTCTTTAATTCGTGCAACAAGAATTCTTTAGGATCGCACCAATATGTTTCAAACAGTGGTTCGCCAGCACCTGTAATCATACAATGCACTACTTCGCATCGCTTAAACCAAAGCTGCTTGCCACTTAGATAACATCGTCTAGGTAATAATGAGTGTTTCTGCTCTAGACTTATTCGACGCTGGTTGAACA